ACAAATTATTATAAAGAAGTTATTAATGATGTTTCAAATTATATTTGGTGGGCAAATGACAGAACAACAGCAGTTTCAAACACTGCTATTAGTCTTGAATCTGCTTCGAATACAACTCCTGGTTCTTATAACTTTACATTAGGTGAAGATGGTAAGAGTGAAGCACTTACTCCTGTTTCAACCTTAATGGAAGCATATGACGAGTTTAGATCTTCAGAAGATGTTGATATTTCACTTATTATGCAAGGCAAACCAAGAGGTGGTACAACCGTATCTGGTGGTGAAACAATTGAAAACTTCCAACTAGCAAATTATATTATTGATAATATTTGTGAAATCAGAAAAGACTGTGTTGTTCTTATTTCTCCAGATAAAAGTAAAGTTCTAAATAACTATGGAAATGAAGCAGAGTCTCTTGTAAACTTTAGAAATGTTCTTCGTAGCTCATCATATGGTATTATGGATTCTGGTTATAAGTATATGTATGATCGTTACAACGACCTTTATCGTTATATTCCATTAAATGGCGATGTTGCTGGTCTTTGTGTAAGAACAGATCAAACAAGAGATCCTTGGTTCTCTCCAGCTGGATTTAATCGTGGCCAGATTAAAAATATTATTAAACTACCATTCAATCCAAGAAAAGCAGAAAGAGATTTAATATATCCAAATGGTGTTAATCCAGTAGTTGCTTTCCCTGGTCAAAGCACTATTCTATTTGGTGATAGAACTCTACTAAATAAACCAAGTGCTTTTGATAGAATCAACGTTCGTAGATTGTTTATTGTACTTGAAAAAGCAATTTCTGTTGTTGCTAAATTCTCACTCTTCGAATTTAACGATGCATTTACTAGATCACAATTTAAGAATCTAATTGTGCCATACCTCAGAACTGTTCAAGGCCGTCGTGGTATTACAGATTTCTTAGTTGTGTGTGACGAAACAAACAACACTCCTGATGTTATTGATAGAAACGAATTTGTTGGAGACATTTATATCAAACCAGCTCGTTCTATCAACTTCATTCAGTTGAATTTCGTAGCAGTTGGAACTGGTGTACAATTCTCTGAAGTCGTCGGACGCTTCTAATATAAATACTAAATAGATACAAATACAGGAGTAAAAGATGCCTTTTAACATTAGTTCCTTTAAAGAAAACGGTCTGGTATATGGTGGTGCCAGACCATCCCTATTCTCTGTGACACTTAATGTGCCACAGGGAATTGGTATTGATAATGTTTCAGTAGACAAGTTTAGATTTATGTGTAGATCAGCTGAACTTCCACCATCAGCAGTAGCAGCAATTGACGTACCATATTTTGGAAGAAGAATTAAAATTGGTGGTGATAGAGCTTTTGGTGATTGGTCTGTTAATGTTATGAACGATGAAGACTTTGCTGTAAAAGCATTATTTGAAAAATGGTCAAATGCTATTAACAGAATGCAATCTAATGTTCGTGATCCAAATGTTTCTACCGAAGAATATAAACAAGACTTAATGTGCACCCAATATTCTAAAGATGGTATTAAAATTAGAGAATATAGAATTATTGGTGCGTTCCCAACAACAGTAGCTGGCATTGGATTAGACTGGGATGCTCAAAATACTGTTGAAACATTTGGTGTTACATTTGCATATGATTATTGGGTTCCAGAAATTGAAACTTCTGATAAGAAAGCTGGTGGTGTAAATGTTTACAGACCAGAATCAGAACTAGATGGTCCTTTAGGTCCAGAATAATATTTGAAATAACTTTATAAAAGGTAAACTATTTTATGGCAGAAAACCAATCTTTATTTGGATTTATTTTTAAACGCAAAGAGAAGGAAGAAAAGGTTCAATCCTTTGTTCCTAAAGGTGATGATACTGGTGCAACCACTATTTCTGCAGCATCTGGTGGTGCATATGGAACATATGTAGATTTAGATGGTACTGTTAGATCTGAAGCAGATCTAGTTACAAGATATCGTGATATGTCTCTTCATCCAGAATGTGATTCAGCAATTGATGAAGTTGTAAACGAATCTATTTCAATAGATGAAGAGACTATCGTTGATATTAATCTTGATGACTTACAAATTGATGATAAAATTAAAGATGTTATTAGACAAGAATTTTATGAATGTCTAAGAATTATAGAATTTAATAAGTATGCATATGATATATACAGAAGATGGTATGTAGATGGTAGATTATATTACCATGTTGTAGTTGATCCCGCAAATCCAAAAAATGGTATCAAAGAAATTAGATACATTGATCCTCGTAAAATGAGGAAAGTTCGTGAGATTACCAAAAAACCTATGACAAAACAAGGTGGTGATGGTGGTATCACAAAAGTTGTAAAAGAGTATTACATTTATAATGATAAAGGATTTAACTATGGTAACAAAACAGTTGGACCTACTACAACTGGTTTAAAAATATCAAAAGATGCTATTGTTCATACAGTATCTGGATTAACTGATACACAAGGAAAGATGGTTTTATCTCATTTACATAAAGCTATCAAAGCACTAAATCAGTTAAGAACATTAGAAGATGCTGTAGTTATCTATAGAATTTCAAGAGCACCTGAAAGAAGAATTTGGTATATTGATGTTGGTAATCTACCAAAGATGAAAGCAGAACAATATGTTCGTGAAATTATGGTTAAACATAAAAATAGATTAATATATGATGCTGCTTCTGGTGAAGTTAGAGATGATAGAAGATTTATGACTATGTTGGAAGATTATTGGCTTCCAAGAAGAGAAGGTGGTAGAGGAACTGAAGTTTCTACACTACCTCCAGGTCAAAATCTAGGGCAGATGGAAGATGTTTTATATTTTCAAAAGAGATTTTTACAGTCTCTAAACGTTCCATCTAATAGATTAAACAATGATACTCTTTTCTCTATGGGTAGAGCAACTGAAATTTCAAGAGACGAAGTTAAATTTAATAAGTTTATTGTTAGACTACGATCTAGATTTTCACATTTGTTTTATTCATTGCTCGAAAAACAACTTGTTCTAAAACAAGTTATGACAGTTGAAGAATGGGAACAAATTTCTTCTCTTATTAAATTTGATTTTTCTACTACAAGTTACTTCACTGAATTGAAAAAAGCAGAAATTGAACAAGCGAGACTTTCTCTTGCAAGAGATTTCCAAGATATGGCTGGTAAATACTATTCACACAACTGGGTTCGTAGGAATGTTCTACAACAAACTGATACTGATATTGGACAGATGGATGGTGAGATTGGTCAAGAAATTGAATCTCAAGATTCAAGATGGTTTAATCCAATTGTAGCACAAAATGAAGAACAGATGATGCAAATGCAACAACAACAAATGCAAGGAAGTGACCAACAAGAAGCTCCATCTGGTGGTGCTAGTGAACCAGAAGGTGGTGGAAGTAATGAAAATGCAGATAAATTAAGAAAAATACAACAAGCACAGCGTGATATTGATATGCTAGAAAAGAAAAAAGGAAATAGAACTCCTCAAGAAGAGACTAGATATAGATCTTTATTACAAGTTGTAGCTAAAAACAGAGGGTTCATGAAACAAATGGGGATAGCAGTATAATGGAAAATACCACATCAGCAGTAGATTTAATTAGAGCGGCAACAGAAGAAAAACCTGGAGATTTTGAAGCATCTTTTAATAGTATTATGCTTGATAAACTAAGAGATGCTGTCAGGGAAAGAAAAATTGAAGTTGCTAAAAATATGTATAACTATAAACCCATTGAAGAACCAGAAGATAACGAGGTAGAAGATGTCTAAGCACCTAAGAGATATTGTAGCAAGACTACCTGATACAACACCAAAAAATTACGATAGTCTATATGGCAAGAGAAAAGTTGAAAAGGTTACTCTTGGACAAAATGATGACTATTACATTGGTAGTGATGATAAAGGTGCTAAAAAATTCGTTGCTAAACACGAAGTAGAAGTTCACGATTATCCAGTTCAAAATGATGGTGATGTTCCATTCAAAGCAGTAAATATTAAACCAGTTCTCGCATCAGATGTTGCGAAACAACACGGATATCAAGGATATCCTGCTGGCGAGGACAGGAAAGTTTATGAAGAAGTAGAACAACTTGATGAAAAATCTGTAAGTGAAAATCAACAAAAACTAATGGCAATGGCTCTTATGTATAAAAGAGGCAAAATGAAAAATGCTTCTCATGCTGTTGTTAAGTTAGCAAAATCTATGACTGAAAAACAACTTGAAGATTTTGCGAAAACAAAACATAAAGGATTGCCTGAAAAGGTTGATAAAAAAAAAGAATAAATAATAGTAATATATACTACTATGATAAGAGTGATGCAGTTAGCACAGCAAGTCCAACTGTAAATACAACAGAACCATATCAAGGAATATTAAGGGTGTAAAATGATTTTAAAAGTATTAGGACCTGAAATATCTATAGGAACAGCAAACACGGTTGCTAATTCTAATTTAGTTAGAGTCATTAACACTGGTGCAGCCGCTGTTCTTAATGTAGGTAGTGTTGGGAATGTAACGGTAACTAACACAGAAGCAGTTATTGTAGAAAAAGAACCCACAGAAACTTTAACAGGAACTGGTATGGTAGCAGCTCCAATAGCTTTTAGGTACTAAGATGAAACTAATCAAAGAACTAACAGAAGAAGTAGAATATATCACAGAAGCAGATGAAGCTTCTGGTAAAAAGAATAATTACATTCGTGGTGTATTCTTAGTCGGCGAACAAAAAAATAAAAACGGCAGAATATATCCTATCTCTACTCTTGAAAAAGAAGCAGAAAGATATTGTAAAGAGATAGTAGAACAAAAAAGAGCATATGGTGAGCTTGGACATCCAAAAGGTCCACAAATTAATCTTGATAGAGTTTCACATATTATCACTGAGTTAAAAAGAGATGGTAACAACTATATTGGTAAAGCAAGACTAACAGAAACACCAATGGGTGAAATTGCTAAAGGTCTTTTAAATTCAGGTGCAAGTCTTGGTGTATCTTGTAGAGGTATGGGTAGAGTTGAACCCTGTAAAAAAACAGGTGTTATGGTTGTACAAGATGATTACAAAATTGCTACAGCTGCTGATATTGTCGCTGATCCTTCTGCTCCAGGAGCATTTGTTCAAGGTATTATGGAAAATGTAGAATGGATTTATGATCCAGTTAGTGACAGTTGGCTAGAAGAAAAATTGAATAATACTAAAAAATCAATTCGTAGTATGTCAATGTCACAAATTGAAGAGAGTAAACTATCAATCTTTGAAGATTATATTTCCTCTTTATCATTAAAAAGATAAATTTTATAAATAGATATAAATGCTCAAAGGAGAAACAAATATGTCTCAAGAAGAAATCTTATATGAAAAGTATGAAATGGATTCCCCAGATTCTGGTAACGAAACCATTGCTGCTAAATCTATTAAAGCAAAAGGTCAAGTTACAGACACTCAAATGGCAGATTCCAAATCATCAATGATGAATGGTATGATGTCAGCAATGGCAGCTATGCCAAAAGAACAAGTTGCAAATATGTTTGATCAGGTTATGGCTCAGTTTGGTCACTGGGCAGATAACATTCCTGATGATGCAGCTGCTAAAAATGCATCTACTATTGCAGCCAAACCATCTGCAGCATCTGGTTCTATGAAAGAAGATGTTGCCGAAATGTTCGCTGGCGAAGAATTATCAGAAGAATTTAAAGAAAAAGCTACTGTTCTTTTTGAAGCTGCTGTAAACGCTAAAGTTACAACTGTAACTCAAGAGCTAGAAGAGCAGTTTGAAGAAGCACTAAACGAAGAATTTTCATACTTCACTGAAGAAGTCACTGATAAGTTAGATAACTACTTAAACTATGTTGTAGAAAACTGGATGGCAGAAAATGAAGTTGCCATTGAATCTACATTGAAGAATGAAGTAAATGAAGAATTTATTCAAGGTCTAAAAGGACTATTTGAACAAAATTATATTGAAATGCCAGAGGACAAAGTTGACATTGTAGAAGAACTAGCTGAAAAAGTTGAACACCTCGAAAACAGACTCAATGATTCTATTAATGAAAACTCAGAATTGAAGAATGTTCTTTCTGAATCTGTAAAAAAACAGGTAATTGACGATGTTTCATCAGATTTAACTCTAATGCAACAAGATAAATTTTTATCATTCGCTGAGGGAATTGAATTTGATGGTGATGTTGATGAGTATGGTAAAAAATTAGAAATCATTAAAGAAAATTATTTCGGTACTCAGAAACAACAAGTTTCTTCTAATCTTGAAGAAGAAGTTTTTGAAGAAGAAACAGAGTTAAATGAATCTTATGTTCATCCATCAATGCAGAAATACGTTAATGCATTACAAAGAACAGTCAAAAATTAATATATTATAAATAGTCTAAAATACATCTTATAGAAAGGAATAACAATGTATTTATCCGAGGATATTCAAAATAAGTGGGCTCCAGTCCTAGACTGCGACTCAGTTGGTGCGATTAAAGATACTCATCGTCGTTCTGTTACTGCTCTAGTTCTAGAAAATACTGAAAAAGCACTAAGAGAAGATGCAGCACACGGTAGTTATCAAACTCTAACAGAAGCTAACCCAGCTGCTACAAACATTATGGGTGCTTCTTCTTCAACAGCAGCAGACGGTGCTGTTGATATCTTTGATCCAGTTCTTATTTCACTTGTTCGTCGTTCAATGCCAAACCTAGTTGCATACGACATTTGTGGTGTCCAGCCAATGACTGGTCCAACTGGTCTTATTTTTGCAATGCGTTCACGCTATGCTAACCAAGCTGGTGATGAAACCTTCTTCAACGAAGTTAATACTGCATTTTCTTCTGTTGTTTCTGGTGCTAATACTTTTGGCCAGCAGCATGTAGAAAACTCAGGTATTCCTGGTGCTTCTAACACTTCTCCGCTAACTGCTGTTAATACATACAACACTGGTTCTGGTATGTCAACAGCACAAGCTGAAACTCTTGGTACTGATGGTAATACAGCATTCCCAGAAATGGCTTTCTCTATTGAGAAGTTAACTGTTACTGCTAAAACCCGTGCTTTAAAAGCAGAATACTCTATGGAACTAGCACAAGACCTAAAGGCAATCCACGGTCTTGATGCTGAAACTGAACTCAGCAACATTCTTTCTTCTGAAATTCTTGCTGAAATCAACCGTGAAGTTATTCGTACAATCAACATCACTGCTGAAACTGGTGCTGACCTAAACACTACTACTTCTGGTGTTTTTGATCTAGACACAGATTCAAACGGTCGTTGGTCAGTTGAAAAATTCAAGGGTCTTATGTTCCAACTCGAAAGAGAAGCGAACAGAATCGCAAGAGAGACTCGTAGAGGGAAAGGCAACATGGTGCTTTGTTCATCAGATGTTGCTTCAGCTCTACAAATGGCCGGTGTTCTTGACTATGCACCAGCACTAAATTCAAATAACCTAGAAGTTGATGACACAGGCAACACTTTTGCTGGTGTTCTTAATGGTCGTCTAAAAGTTTACATCGATCCATATGCTGTCGGTGGTAACTATATGACGGTTGGTTATAAGGGTTCATCAGCATTTGATGCTGGTCTGTTCTACTGTCCATATGTTCCTCTACAGATGGTCAGAGCAGTTGATCCTCTCTCCTTCCAGCCAAAGGTAGGGTTCAAAACTCGTTACGGTATGATTGCAAACCCATTCGCAAAAGGTCTAACACCATTTACTGATGATGGTCTTGCAATTAACTCTAACAAGTACTACAGAAAAGTTATTGTTAATAACCTAATGTAATACTGCTTGGGGAAGAGAAATCTTCCCCTATTTTATTCCCAATAAAAAAAATAATAAATAACACGGGAATACACTAAGGGAGTTTTATACTCCCTTTTTTTATATCATAAATATACCATAAGGAGAATGGTATGTCAGCAGTAGATAATACACCAGAAAATAAAAACTTTTTATCCCCTCTTAATTTTAGATTTCAAATTAAGAAGGCACCCCATGTTAATTTCTTTGTTCAATCTGTAAATATACCCGCCATTTCTCTTCCACAAGTAGACACTCCCAATCCATTTGTAAGAATTCCACAAACTGGTGATCATATATCATTTGAACCTTTACAAATAAGTTTTAAGGTCGATGAAGACTTACAAAATTACCTAGAGATACACAATTGGATATTGGGTTTAGGTTTTCCAGAATCATACGACCAATATAAAGAATTATCAGATGTCCCTAGAATAACAGGCGAAGGTCTGTTGTCTGACATTACTGTATTAGTTTTATCCAGTACAAAAATAGCAAACTATGAAGTAACTTTTGTAGATGCACATCCCGTAGCTTTAACAGAATTAAATTTTAATTCAACAGACAGTTCTGTAAACTATATAAGTAGTAGTGCAACTTTCAAATATACCCATTATAAAATTCAAAATATATAAGGATTGTTATGAACATTGATGAGATTATGTCTGAGTGGAAAACTGACTCAGAAATAGATGTGACTGAGCTTGCCGATGAGTCTATAAAGATAGCAAAATTACATCAAAAATACTATGAATATTTGATAAAGGAAAAGTTATTATTTAAAAAAAATGAATCAGATCTTAAACTATTAAGGTTAGAAAAATACGAATTTTATACACAAGGACACAATGAAGAGACATTGAAAAAAGGATGGGAGCTTCCATCCAAAGGTATGGTTATAAAATCTGAAATACCTATGTATCTTGAAGGCGATAAAGATATTATCAATCTAAATCTAAAGATAAGTTATCAACAAGAGAAAATAGACCTTCTACAATCCATTATAAAATCTCTGAATAACAGAGGATACAATATCAAATCTGCTATTGATTGGATCAAATTTACATCAGGTGCATAATGGAAATTATAAAATTAGAAAAAGTGAACGAGGTTTACAATAAAGTTATATGTGAACCTGGTGTAGGGTATGAAATAAAAGATTACTTTACTTTTAAAGTTCCAAACTATCAATTTATGCCTGCTTATAAAAATAAACTTTGGGATGGAAATATTTATCTTTTTAATCCAATGAACTGTTTATTATATGGCGGATTAACAGAACAATTAGAAATATTTTGCAAAAGTAGAGATTATAAATTAGAATTATTATCTGATTTTAGTTCTGATAATATGTCTGTAAAAGAGACTCTTGATTTTGTTAAAAGTTTAAATTTACCATTTCAACCAAGAGAATATCAATTAGATGCATTTGTAAGATGTGTAAGATCTAGAAGAAAAATGTTATTATCTCCGACAGGAAGTGGAAAAAGTTTGATTATTTATTTACTCTCAAGATTTTATAACTTGAGAACATTAATAATTGTCCCTACTACTTCTCTTATTCATCAAATGGCATCAGATTTTCTTAGTTATGGTTACAGCGATCCAGACAATATTCACAAAATCTACCAAGGCCAAGATAAAAATATGAAATCACAGTTTGTGATTTCAACTTGGCAATCAATCTTCAAACAATCAAAAGACTGGTTCAACCAATTCGATGTCGTAATTGGTGATGAAGCACATTTGTTTAAAGCCAAATCTCTTACTTCTATAATGACAAAGTTAGAAACCTGTAAGTATAGATTTGGATTCACCGGAACCCTTGACGGATCTGAAACACATCAACTTGTGCTAGAAGGATTGTTTGGACCTGTAAAGAAAATAATCACAACATCAGAGCTTATAGAACAAAAACACTTATCAAATTTTATGATTAAATGTATCTCTTTACAATATCCTGACGATATTAAAAAAGAATGTTCTAAGTATTCGTTTCAACAAGAAATGGATTTTCTTGTATCCAATCAAGAAAGAAACAAGTTTATTACTAATTTATCTTTATCATTAAAAGGTAATACTTTATTATTATTTCAGTATGTTGACAAACATGGAAAAGTGTTGTATGATATGATTTCTAATGAACATAGTGATAAAGATATTTATTTTGTTCATGGGGGTATTGATGGTAATGAAAGAGAAAAGATTCGTAATATAGTTGAAAAGAATAATAATTCTATTATTCTTGCTTTTGGTGATATAAAAATATCTTGTCTTCCATATGAAAAAATACCTTTGACAAATGGAACTTTTAAAATAGCAAAAGAAATAACAGTAGACGATGATATTAATGACAGTTGGATACTAAATAGAAAATAAAGTATTCAACAGGAGTTAATATGAAATACTATACAATATATAAAATAACAAACAACATAAATGGAAAATATTATATAGGAAAACATATAACAGAAAATTTGAATGATAGTTATATGGGATCTGGAAAATTAATAAAAAAAGCAATAGAGAAATATGGTATAGAAAATTTTACAAAAACAATTTTATATTGTTGTAATAATGAAAAAGAAATGAATTTAATGGAAAATTCATTAATAAATCTAGAAGATAATAATATTTACAATTTACAACCTGGTGGTATTGGCGGATTCTCATATATCAATGAAAATAATTTAGCAAATACTGAAAATTTAAAAAATAAAAAATCAATTAAAATGAAAGAATATTGGACTGAAGAAAGAAAAAATAAAAAATCATTAGATATGCTTGAATATTATAATATTAATGGGACAGAAAAAGTTATTAATGCTCTTAAAAAGAGATATTCAGATAAAGAATTTAAAAACAGATTTGACATTAAAATGAACGATGTTAATAAAAATACTGAAAAAAGAAAGAAGGCAGGACAAACTATAAAGGAAAAATGGAATAATGATGAAGACTTTAAAGAAAAGATGAAGAATAGAAAAAGAGGATCTAACAGCAATACTATGAAAGAAAAATGGAAAGATCCTGAGTTTAGAAAAATGATGTTAGATAAAAGAAAGAAGAAATAAATTGAAACCATCAAACATAACTAGAAAGGAGGGCGTAGGGTGTATTATAGTAGCATCTTACGGAACCTTTTTCTACTGGAATTAATATTAAGAATTTACATAATATTATATTTTCTAGTCCATCTAAGTCTAAAGTAAGAAATCTACAATCTATTGGTAGAGGACTAAGGTTATCTGATAACAAAGAACAAGCTGTTCTATATGATATATCTGATGATCTATCTTGGAAACAGCGTAAGAACTTTACTTTGTTACATTATATTGAAAGAGTTAAGATATACAATGAAGAACAATTTGAATACAAAACATATAAAATCAATATTAATACTTAGACTTTCAAAGACACAGTCTTATTATACACACGGTTTAAATCTTGTCAAGGGAAAAATGCAATGAGAAAGAAAAATTATATAAACAATAAAGAACTGTATTCGGAAATGGTTAAATATCATTCTGCATATAAAATTAACAAAGAAGTAGAAATATCTAACTATATAGGTAAAGCAATACTTCTTATATGTAACAATCTTTCAAGAAAACCTAATTTTTGTGGATATACATATAAAGAGGATATGATTTCTGATGCAGTGTGTGACTGTGTTGCATCTGTAAAATCATTTAATGTTGAAAAATCAAATAATCCATTTGCATATTTTACACAAACTGCTTGGAATGCTTTTTTAAGAAGAATTGAAAAAGAAAGTAAACAAACTGTATTGAAACATAAAAACTTAATAAATATGTATGTAATGCCAGAAACAGTTGTTGAAAATGATAAATCAAGTGTAAAATCAAATGAATTTTCCGATGACATAATAAAAAATTATGAAGATAGATTGACAGAGAGAAAAAACCGTGCTAAATTAAATAGCCTAAGTAAGAAAGGTGTGTTAGATGAAAAGAGATCACTTAGTGCCCGTGGCAGTTAAAGATATTGGAGATAAAGTAGTTTCAAAGATTGTAAAACAAAGCGATAGACTCTATCACATCCAAAGACTAGAAGAAATTAGAGATTATTGTAACACTGTTATTAAAAAATTTGAGAGAAAATGAAAGTAGCAATAATATCAGATACACATTGGGGAGTTAGAAATGACTCTCCAATTTTCTATGAATATAATAAACTGTTTTTAGACAATCAGTTTTTTCCATATTTAGAAAACAATAATATCAACCAAGTTATTCATCTTGGTGATTTGGTTGATAGAAGAAAGTATATCAATTTCTATACTCTTAAAAGATTAAGAGAAGATTTTCTTGATAAAATGTGTGATAAAAATATCACTATGGATTTGATTTGTGGAAATCACGATACTTATTTTAAAAATACAAATGATGTAAATGCTTTAGATTTGCTTTTAAAAGATTATGATAATGTGAAAAGTTATATTGATCCACAAGAAGTTTCTGTAGATGGATGTAATATATTATTTTTACCTTGGGTGTGTAAAGATAATGAAAAGAAAACATTTGAACTTATAGAAAAAACAAAATGTCAAATTGCCATGGGGCATTTAGAAATATCAGGATTTCCTATGTTTGTTGGTTCTCCTATGTCTCACGGATTTGATAGAAAACTTTTTTCTAAATTTGATATGGTATTTTCTGGACACTTTCATCATAGAACTTCTGATGGTAATATATTTTATCTTGGTAGTCATTCTGAATTTATGTGGTCTGATTGGAATGATCCACGAGGATTTCATATATTTGACCTAGAAACTAGAGACCTAACCTTTATACCTAATGAATATACCATTCATCATAAATTTGAATATGATGAAAATAATATTGACTTAAAAAACTTAGAAGAAAAAGATTTTAATAACAAGATAGTTAAAATTATTGTAAAAAACAAAACAGATAACTTTGCTTTTGATTCGTTTATTGAACTTCTTGAAAACTATTCTCCTTACAAATATCAAATTATAGATGAAGTCATTGAGATAAATGAAGAAGATTTAGTGTTAGAAGCAGAATCTACACTTGACATATTTAAAAAATATATACATAGTTCTAATACTGGTTCTATTGTGAAAGATGAACTTGAAAGAGTTATAGTAGAACTATATAATGAGGCAATTGATAAAGAATGATTATTTTTGAAAATATAAAATGGAAGAATTTTCTTTCCACTGGTAATGTTTATACTAAAATCAATTTATCAAAAAATAAAAATACACTCATAATAGGTGAGAATGGTGCAGGAAAATCTACCATTCTCGATGCACTTACTTTTGCTCTTTATAACAAACCATTCAGAAAAATTAATAAAGGACAGCTTGTTAATTCTATTAACAATAAAGGTGCTGTTGTTGAACTTGAATTTTCTTTATACAAAAACAAATATAAGATTGTAAGAGGAATTAAACCAAATATTTTTGAGGTCTATAAGAATAATGATTTAATAAATCAAAATGCAGATTCTAAAGACTATCAAGAATATTTAGAAAAGCATATTCTAAAAATAGGTTATAAATCTTTTTGTCAAGTTGTTGTTCTTGGGTCAGCAACATTTCTTCCGTTTATGCAATTGCCTGCTGCACAGAGAAGAGAGATTGTTGAAACTCTTTTAGATTTACAAATCTTCACAACTATGAACAGTGTTCTAAAAGATAAAGTTCAGAAAAATAAAGAGGATTTTATTAGAGTAGAAGAACAAAAAAGAAATATAGAAGAAAAAATTATTATAATCAAAAAGTATATTGAAAAAAGAGAACAGGAAAGCAAAGAAAGTGTAGAAACAAAAGAAAAAGAAATTGAAAAGATTGATGAAATTATCATTTCTAAAAAAGAGGAACTGAAAAAAGTTGAGAAGGAATATCACGAATTATCTCAAGATATTTCAGATGATAAAAAGATTACATATGAGAATACAAATCTATTACTACTAAGAGAAAAAATAAATTCTAAAATAGATATGGTCTCTGAAGAAATAAAATTCTTGGAAACAAATGATGATTGTCCAACCTGTAAACAGGGAATAGAAGAAAGTTTTAAATTAGAATCTATTGATGATAAGAATGATAAACTTAAAGAATATAAAGACGGTTTATTTCTTCTAAAAGAAAAAATATTCAACAATGAAAAGGAAATGCAAAGTTTAAATGAAAGTAAAGAAAAATTAGAAAAAGTAAAAGACCAATTTAGAGATATAAGTTTTGACTTATCTTCAACAGAGAGAATGAAAAAATCTATTGAAGCAGAAATAAAAAGTATAAAGAAAAAAGAGTCTACTATTAGTAATGAGGAAATAAAAGACAGTGAAGAAGAACTAGTAAGAATTAATGATATATATAATGAGTTGGTAAAAAAGAAAGATTTGTATTCTGCATCATCTGTGTTATTGAAAGATAATGGAATCAAGTCTAGGATTATTAAAAAATATATTCCTATAATCAATAAACTTATTAATAAGTATCTTTCTGATTTAAATTTCTTTGTTAAGTTTGAATTAGATGAAGAATTTAATGAGGTGATTAAAAGTAGACATAGAGACGAGTTTTCATATTCATCTTTCTCAGAAGGCGAAAGGATGAAAATAAATCTATCAATACTTTTTACTTGGAGAATGATTTCTCAATTAAGAAATTCTATCAATACAAATCTATTGATTATGGATGAAGTTTTTGATAGTTCTCTTGATAGTGAAGCAACTGAAGATTTTATGAAACTATTGAATGAATTTGGAGACAAAACAAATGTGTTTATCATTTCACACAAAACAGAACAGTTAAATGAAAAATTTGACAACATTATTCGATTTAAAAAACAGAAAAACTTTAGTAAGATAGTACAATGATATTAGATATTGTAGACAAAACAAATCCTATACTTAAAGAAAAGATGGATAGATTTGATTTTTCTGAACCACAAACAGATCCAATAGAATTAGCACATAATTTAACTCAGACTATGATTCATAATAATGGATTAAGTCTTTCAGCAAACCATGTTGGTTTGCCTTACAGAGCATTTGTTATTATGTCTAATCCAGTTATCTGTTGTTTTAATCCAAGAATTGTAGATGAAACAAATGAAACCGTTTATCTAGAAGAAACAAGCTTGACTTATCCTGGATTATCAGTTAAGATAAAGAGACCGTCTAATATTAAAGTTAGGTATGAGCAACCTAATGGTGATATAGCAACAAACAAATATATTGGTATGACTTCAAGATTGATACAGCAAGAGTTAGACCATTTGAATGGAATTCTATTTTATACAAAAGCATCTGCTTATCATTTAGAACAGGCGAAGAAAAAAAGGAAAAAACTTTATGGAAATAAAAATTGAAATAGAAACTCTTAGAAAAAATAAACTGTTTATTGCTACGCCTATGTATGGTGGACAGTGTGCTGGTATGTTTACTAAGAGTGTAGCAGATCTATCAGCATTCTGTGCTAAACACCAAATTCCATTACAATTATATTTTATGTTTAATGAATCCTTGATTACTAGGGCACGAAACTATTGTTGTGATGAATTTATGAGGTCTGATGCAAATCATCTTATGTTTATTGACTCTGATATTGGATTCAATCCACAAGATGTTATTGCACTTATGGCACTTCAGTCTCAAAATGAAGACTATGATATTATTGGTGGTCCTTACCCTAAGAAGTGTATTTCTTGGGAGAAAATTAAGAGGGCAGTAGATAAAGGAGTTGCTGATGAAGAAAGTAATGTTCTAGAAAAGTTTGTAGGAGATTATGTATTTAATCCAAAAAGTGGACAAAATCAAATTAAGCTATCTGATCCAGTGGAAGTTTTAGAAATTGGAACTGGATTTATGATGGTTACAAAAAATGCAATGTCTAAATTTCAAGAATCATATAAAGAGTATATGTATAAACCAGATCATGTAAGAACAGAACATTTTGATGGATCTCGTGAAATTATGCAATATTTCCAAGCAGAAATTGATCCAAAAACAAAGCGATATTTATCAGAAGATTATTGGTTCTGTCAAAAAGCACAAGAAACAGGACTTAAAACTTGGTTGTGTCCTTGGATGCAACTTCAACATGTTGGTTCATATATTTTTGGTGGTTCTCTTGCAGATCTTGCAGCGATTGGTGCTGCAGCAACAGCAGACCCTTCTAATCTTTCTAAATCTAAAAAGAAATAACTTAGGATTATATTATGAAAATTGATAAGAATATTATTAATATTTTGAAAAACTTCGCACAAAACAGTTTATCCATTTCTGTAAAAAAGGGAAATAAAATTGGTGTTATTTCAGAATCAAGAAATACTATCGCTGAATCATATCTTTCAGTTCCATTTGAACGAGACTTTGCAGTTTATGATTTGAGTAAATTTATTTCTTGTTTATCAATGTTTTATGAACCAGAGTTGATTTTTCAAGAATCATATGTTACTATTACTGATGGTAACAGGTCTGTTAACTATATGTATGTAGATGAAGAGCTTATTAGTAAATGTGTTATACCTGAACACAAATTAACAACAGATCCACAAGTCGCAAAGTTTAATATAACATCACAAAATCTAAAAGATGCAGAAAAAGCATTATCTGTTCTATCTGTTCCTAATATTGTTTTTGAAGGAAAAAATGGTAAACTAAAAATGATTGTTTGTGATGTAAAAGTAGACTCTGGTAATAACTTTGAGATTGTTGTTGGTGAAACTGATAATAATTTTAAAGCAATTTTTTTAGCAGAAAATATTAAAATACTTGGTGATGACTATAGAATTGTTTTAGGGCAAGGTGTTGCAAAGTTCTATGGTAATGTTATTGAGTATTGGATTCGTTATGATCATCAAAGTGTGATGAATTAATTGAGGAAATAAAATGGAACAGTTTTTGTGGACTGAACTTTACAGACCAAAGTCTGTAAAAGATACTATTTTGCCTGATAATATGAAATCTGTTTTTCAATCTTTTGTTGATAAAAAAGAAGTTCCAAATATGATTCTATCTGGAACCTCTGGTGTTGGAAAAACAAGTGTTGCAAAAGCAGTTCTCACTGAACTAGAGTGTGAATATCTAGTTATCAATGGTTCATTAAATGGTAATATTGATACTCTTAGAAATGAAATTCATAATTTTGCTTCAACAGTATCTCTATATGGTGGTAAGAAGTATATTATTCTTGATGAAGCAGATTATCTAAATGCTAATTCAACACAACCTGCTCTTCGTAATTTTATGGAAGAGTTCTCTAAAAATTGTGGATTTATTCTTACCTGTAATTTCAAAAACAGAATCATTCAACCTCTACATTCACGATGCACAGTGATTGATTTTAACTTTAACAAAAATGATAAAGTTAAACTTGCTATGTGTTTTATGAAAAGAATTGAAATGATTCTTAAAAATGAAGGTATAGAATATGAAAGAAGTGTGATTGCTGAAATTATTCAAAAATATTTTCCTGATTTTAGAAGAGTTTTAAACGAACTACAAAGATATTCTTCATCAGGAAAAATTGATACTGGTATTCTTGTTGATGTAAAAGAAACTTCTATTACAGAGTTAATTTCAATTCTTAAACAGAAAAATTATCCAATGTTAAGGAATTGGTTGTACAACAACTCAGATTGTGATATGAATGAGTTATATAGACAGTTTTATGAACACGGTGCCGAATATTTTACAAAGCAAACTTTACCACACCTAATTATTTTACTTGGTAAATATCAGTATCAAAATGCATTTGTTGCAGATGCAGAGATTAACTTTATGGCATTTTTAGTTGAAGTTATGGTAGAATGTGAAACAAATGAATAAGTATGATTGGAGATATGAAAATAGTATAACAAGAGATAAAAAATATTTAGAAGTCAATTCTGAAGAAAAATATATGTCAGGAAGGACAAATAAAGTCCTTTCTAACTATCTAGATACTATTCTTTATTCAAATGAAATGAATATGAATAGACATCTAGAAGATAAAATGCAATACGAATATCTTTTTTATTCTATAAAAGCAAGAAAAAGGTTTTTTAAAAGAGATAAAACTTTACCTTTTGATGATATTTCTTTAGTTTGTGATTATTATAAATATAATCGTAAGAAAGCAGAACAAGCGATTAAAGTTCTGACTAAGGAACAACTCTACAAAATTAAAGAAAAATTACAAAAAGGTGGAGAAAAATGAGCAATCTAGATAATCTTGTTGAAGTGACTATTGCTGAAGACGAAGATTTCCTTAAAATAAAGGAGACTTTAACTCGCATTGGTATTGCTTCTAGAAAAGAAAATAAACTTTATCAATCCTGTCATATTTTACATAAACAGGGTAAATATTATATTGTCCATTTTAAAGAGTTATTTGCTCTTGATGGAAAACCAACTGATTTCTCTGATGAAGATAAAGGTAGAAGAAATACTATCGTAAATCTTCTAAAAGAATGGGATTTGGTTTCAGTTGTAAACCTAGAAAAAATTGAATCTCCTAGAGCACCTATGGGACAAATTAAAATCATTCCTCACAAAGAAAAAAGTGAATGGGTTCTAGAGGCAAAATATAATATCGGCAGAAAACGAAATAGATAATAGGTAAATATATTATGAAAATTTTTGATAAAGCACTATTAACACACCTGTATTCTTTTAATAAAAAAGAACCTAAAACATCTGCAGAAGAAAAACTTCAACAAATCCAGGAAATTTTGTTCCCTCCTTTGAAGAGATATACTGATAAGGATGGAAGAAAATTTCACGTGGATTATTGTGCTGATACTAATTTACAAGCAGCACTTCACGATTTAGAAGATGATTTTAATGACGAGAACACCAGAAAAACTATTAAGAGTGTTGAAGAAAGAATCATCAATGTAAGAAAGGTATTGGAATTTAATCAACCACTAGATAGTGATGCGCAGTATGTGATTGCTGATGATGTGGAGAATATTGAAGAGGATTAAAATGAGAAAGAAAACTATCTTTGCTACTATTGTAGCAGGAGGAATTTTTTGTGCCGGTTATCTAGGGTATGCTGATGTTCAAGGATTAGAATCAGTATCATCTCTTATATTCCTACATAACAAAAAATATAACTATAAAATTGTTAAAATTGTAGATGGAGACACAGTAGAATTTGAAGCAAAATTCTTACCAGACCCTCTCAAAAAAACTCTCAAATTAAGAATTGATGGTGTTGATACTCCAGAGAAAAATCACCTTGCAAAGTGTGATTTAGAGAGAAAGAAAGCACAAAAAGCAAAAGAGTTTACCACAGAACAAATCCAGAACGCTAGGGAAGTAACAATCATTCTCAAAAAGTGGGGTAAGTTTGGAGGAAGAATAGTTGGGGATATCTCCTTGGATGGTAAACTTCTTAGCAAATTATTAATTGACAATAAACACGCTGCCGTATATATTGGCGGGAAAGGTAAGAAGAAGGATTGGTGTAAATGAGTAAAGGAGCACAGTTTATTTTAATCCTTATTACCTTTTTGTATTTTATTGGATTTGTTTATATTCAAGAAGCATATTCACATAATTGGTATGATAAATGGTGTTGTAATGAAAAAGACTGTGCTCCTGTAATTAAAATGGTTCGTCATAAATCAAATAAAGGTTGGTTAATGACTTCAAAACACGGGACAGCATTTGTTCCAGACGATCCTAAATTAGTTAAGATGTTGCATTCGGAAGATTCTAATGTTCATATTTGTATTGGTAATTTTGAGCAGCATCCATATTCTTATGATGATAAAGCAAAAGAAAGTTCTGGTTATGCACGATGTGTGTATTGGCCAGTAAGTTGAACAAATGAGGAGAAAGAAAGTGTTTAATCGTTTTTACTCAATTGGAGTAGGATTTCTTATTGTTTTAGTGTTTGTATTAGTTGCACTAACATCAACAAAAGCAGAAGCGGCCATTAAATGGGTTGATGGACAACCAATTTTCTATACTAAGAAAGTTGTTAAGAAAAAAGTATATTCTAAGAGAAAAAGATATGCTAAGAAAAAAGTATATTCTAAGAGAAAAAGATACGCAAAGAAAAAAGTATATTACAAGAAAAGAAGGTATGCTAAGAAAAGGATTTACAAATCACGTAAAAGTAGAGTGGTACGTTCTGGGTTAACAAAATTTAAAGGACACAGAATGCCAGTTTCTGTAGCAAATAAATTACGTGTTGTTGAATCTAAGTTTGGCAAAATTCGCATTTCATCATCTTGTCGTCGAGGTGCAACAGTAAGAAAAACTGGTAGACCTTCAATGCACAGATATTGTCGAGCAGTGGACTTCAATCCACCACGGGGAAAATATAGACAGGTTGCAGGTTATCTGAAAACAACATGGGGTGGTGGTGTTGGGACATACTCAGGCCGATTTAATCATATCCACATCGATGACCACCGAGGTCGTTGGCACAATTAACGAGTTTGTGACTATAGTTAAAGTATATGAACCTATAGAGTATAATTTTGTATGTAGATTTAAATTTGCTATGATGGCAGACAGACATTCAAAAGTTATAAGGAAAAAAAAGCTTGACAATGATACTTAATAATGATATATTATATATATTAAATGAAGGAGAAGTGATATGAATCAAGTACAAATTCAATACCAAGATACTATGGGTAACTGGATTACACAACAAGTAGTTGATAACATTCAACCATATATCATCCAGTGTATGGAACAAGTAAGCTTTAATTCATCAGGTAAAAGAGTTAGGGCAATTGATTCATCAGGTCGTGTTATAGATATTCTATAAATAATGCGGGCGTGGTGGAATAGGTAGACACAAGAGACTTAAAATTTCTCGACTTAAAGTCGTGCCAGTTCAAGTCTGGCCGTCCGTACCAGAAATATTCCCTAGTAGCTCAGTGGCAGAGCAGACGGCTGTTAACCGTCCGGTCGGTGGTTCGAATCCATCCTGGGGAGCCAAACTTAAATAAGGAAAGTAAATGATTAGAAAATTAGGAAAATACGAATCATTTTTTGCAGTAACAATTGCGTTACTTATTATTGGTAGTGCTATGCTATTTTTAGGATATAAACTAATTATTTTATGAGGAAAATTAAAAATGCAAGATTATATGTTAAAGCAAAAACAGGAAGATAAATTTTCAGCAATCTTAATCGGTAAAATGTTTATTTTATTAACTGTTATTACTTGTTTTTTTCTAGCTCTAAATATCTAAAATGTATGATGCTTGTTTTTATGTTTTAATGTTTTTGTTATTTTTAACATCTTTTACAACATTAGTATTGACAATATTAAAATTAACAGGTAGCATATAACTTATGCTACCTTTTTTTATTTGGAGAAAATATGACTATTATTAGATTTAGTGACGAAGAAGTTTTTGGAACAGATTCGCAGGAGTATGAAATTCTTGTAAATGCTGTTGCTAAAGTAGAAAATACTGAAGGTGCAATTGTTGAGATTGGCACACGGAGAGGCGGTTCTGCTAAAATGATTATTGATACTCTTGTTGGTAACAATAATACAAATAGGTC